CCTTGCTGGTATTGTTGTGGGTCATATTCCGCACCACCAGGACGAAGAAAAGCAGGAGTTTGTTGGCCAGAAAGAATGCGCCCTAATTCTTGTCTTTGTGCGCGTTCTGCTTCTGCTGCTTGTAATTGCCTTGCGCGTTCTGCTTCTAAAGCTTGTAATTGCCTTCCACGTTGCGCTGCTTGTTGCATTGGCTGTGTATCTCCACGAAAAGCACTACCTAGCAATGACAAACGTTCTGGAAACGATAAACTTTGAAATGGACTGCCTTGTGGCGCCTGGAAAAGACTTTTCATTATACACGCTCCATTGTTAAGCCTAGTTTGTTATAATCAACCGCTAAGAAGCCAAACAAAGACTTGATAGCGTCAGGTTTTACTTTAAGAATATCTTGCGCCATTACCCCACGGTATTTAATTGTAGGTGCAAACTTGTAAACAAAGTCATAAAGTTTGTAGCCGTTCTTTTTACCAACATAGACAATATCTTTTTTCAGGCGTTTATCCGATCCTCCAAACAAAGCAGCAGCAGATGCGGCTATTTGTAAAGCTTGTCCGATTTGCTCCGTGTCAGTTGGGGCTGCTGCGGTTTCTGTTTCTCTTTCTGTACCACCACCAAAAGGTATCCCCGTTAATAAATTTTGTAAAAATTCTGTTTGTCTTAATGGGACTTGTATAGCTTGTTGTTGTATTCCACGTTGCGTTTCTGCTAATGGAAATAATGTAGCAGCGGTTTGACGCTGCCGTGCAATATCGCCGAGTGTTTTTTCAGCTGCCTGTTGGAAGCCAAACGAGCGTAAACGTCCTGATACATCACCAATTTGTTGCCCCATTCTACGCAATGCATCAGATTCCAATAACGCTTGTCTTTGACCGCCAAAAGCACCGAATTGCCCTGCTCTTGCTCCAATGTCGCTTAACTCTCCTAGCGTTCCTTCTCTAATATCTCTGATAGCTCCTTGTACAACTTGCTCCTCAAAGGGATCCTGAAAGGTTCTAAGGCCTGTTTGGAATGCTTCTGGGGTTAGGGGTGCTAAACCACTTGCAAGCGTCTGTAAGGCCATTTGCTGTTGTTCTGTGAGTGGTGCAGGTGCAAATAGTTCTGGCCTGCCTAAAAACTCCTGACCTCTACCGATAGTAGTTTTAAAACCCTCTTGTGCAAAACCTGGCAAAGTTTCAAACTTTGTCGGTGCTTCTTTAACCGTAGTAGCAGGTTTTGGATCGTTGCCAAACAAACTACCTACTCCAAGACCTGCACCTAAAACTTTACCAAACATTTTTCCCATGATTATACCTCACACAACATATGCACTTGATTTCGTTCTAAAGTTATAAAGCCAGCGTTTTCCAATTTTTTTATAAATGGCTTTGACGCTATAGAGATATAAATTAAATCATATCCTAGCTCTTTTGCTTTTTCTTTGATGGTTTCTATAAGATATTCAAGACCGATCTTTCTTTTGTCTTTTGAGGCATCAGGATTGCAGACCATGAACTCGAACAAACATATAGTTGCATCAGTTCTATAGAGAAAGCCCGCACAAATTTGTTGACCTTCTACCTCCACCATAAATCCCGTCTTGCTGTAGTGTTGGGGTCTTGGTGAGCGAGACCCGTGTTTTAACCACCACGAACACAGTGTAGCATAATCCATCGACATATCAATAGGTCTTGCACTTACCATGTTGTATTTAACGTCCTCCGATCCCATAACAAAACGCCCCCTATTTCTAATAGTTTATACTCGTATAAATCATCATTTAAAATGTCACCTAAATTGTCAGTTGATAAAACATCATTAGGAGCCGTAGGCGCACTACGTTGTTTGAAACGCCCTCGACCAGTAACAAAACGATTATTAAGGTTTTCAAATTCCGATACGTCCTCGTTTTCTCTGATTCGTGCAATTTCTTGTAACGCTGGGATGATATCACGATCAAATAAAACATCTGGGTATAGGGTAGTTGTCATCTTCCACCACTCTTTGACACTGTTTCTTTCCATATACCCGAACGCCAAAATTGACCTAAACTTGATCCAGTTAAGGTATACTGCACATAACGATTATCAAGACGATATGACACAACTTCCGTATCTGGCTCAACATCAAAACTTCTACTTCCATAAATCTGTGTGCTTTGTGGGTATTTTTTGACATCAATCGTACAATTGATAGAACCATTTTGTAAGCTGTCAGGCTCTATTGTTAAGAAGTTTGCAGTGTCTAAACCAGTATCATAAAATGGTGTTTTGATATACCATGATAATGGCTCTCCATTCGCATCCGTTCCGTTTTCATGCTCGTAAATAACGCTATATGATTCATCTCTGAAAGCTTGTGCAACAAACGGAAATTCTTGTAATTGTGTAGGATATTCACCAGCCGATCTATCGAACGTGTCAAAAGTCCATGTAAAATCTTTTACATTTAGACGTACAACTTTATCACATTCTAAACTACCTGCACTTGGATAATGCCACCACACCTCGTTAAAATTACGGTTATACCATGCAAATATTTTACTGGTTTGTGATGTTGTAATATTATCAAAAACATATTTTTTGATAGTTGTTTCGCTAGTTGTGTTAGAGGGGATAATTTCAACATTACCTGAACGATAATAATAAAAATTGTCCGTACCCATCCAATAAGCAACACCGTTATGTTGCACACGTGCGTTTTTACTTATAATTCCCGATTTTTCATCAAGTAGCCGTGTTTCCCAAACAAAAGGACGGCCAATATATCGGTATGTGAAAACTTGCGAACTGGTAAAAAGTAAATTGATACGTTTTAAATTAATATGAGAAATGAAAGTAGATGCTTGCTCAATGTCGTCTTGTCCTGCTTGATTTGTTGCTAGTGCTGTCCATTCAGTAGGATTGCCTTGATCTGACCATTGAATACGATTACCAACGCCACTGGCACCCAATGTAACAACTATTTCATTACTTACAAAAACGTAATTAACTTCTGTAGGTGCGTTTTGTAAAAGTATCGGGGCTTCTTCTGGGTTACTATCCCATATATACACACCTGTTTGCACTCCTGGATTCATAACAACAGAATTACCATATCGATCAAGTATCCATGATCTAGCGTCAATTTCTCCTTGTTCTGATATTTTAGACACACCGTATAAGCCTATGCCATATAAGCCAGCACCATAACCTTGTGCTGCCGTTGCATCGCATAACCCTTGTGGTATTTGCCCTTGTACATTTGTTGCAGCTCCACCGCCATTTGTAACGCTACTAGTTGCGATTGTTGCAACAACAATATCATATGTATTTGTTGTTACATTCCTGATAATATGCTCTTTGTTTATGGCAACATCTGGTATCCCTGCAAAGCTAACAGCACCATTTATTTTAATGCGTTCGCCATTAACAAAATCATGTACTGGTTGGTCAACAGTGATAATAGAAGTTGCTTGCGTTATAGTTGCACCGCCTCCACTGCCTGTTGAAGTTGCTGCCGTTGTTACTATAAATTCATAACTATTTTCATCTACTGTAACAACACGATGGGCTGTATTTAGCTCTGCCGCTGGTACGCCATTAAATCCAACTATCCCGGAAAGTTCGATAACATCACCAGCATGAATAATAGTTGCAGGGTCATTAACTGTAATAGTTGTTGATCCGCTTATTGTTATTAAAGCATCATTTACCAACAATCCATAATTACTATTTAGTGAATTTGGGATTGCTGTAGTTGCTGTATCAAGAGGGGTAATGTTTACAAGTTGTGAGGCAAACAAATAATAAAGATAGGTATCACCACCTAAAATATAGCGAACATTATTTTCTAAATTGTAACTGTAAACCGTACGAATACAGCCGTTTATTGGATCATCATTATCAATTAAAACTTGAACATAACCACCGATTTTTTCAGGAAAGCCATCTCTAAAGCGTATTTTATCAGCATCAACAAAGTGTGTGGTTGACGTTGTTGTAGAGTCAGTCGAAGGTTGTAAACCAGGGGTGGCTGTAATGTTTCTTTTTATAATTGCCATTCAAGGTTATTCCCTTTTTATTGCCATGTAGCATCGTTTGTGAGATCAAGTTTGTCTAATTCTTCTTGTGATAATGTATCAATAGAATTGGAAATGTCCGTTGCTTTGTTTTTAATGTTTCCTTTGCTGTCACGTGTAGCAAATAAAGCATTGATGATATTGTTTGGTTTTATATTTGCCTGATCGATAATTTCCTCAATAACCGCAACAATTTCTTGCATGTATTCGTCACGATCCTTTGCGGATTCAATGCGCTTCTTTTTCTCGTTCTCTACTTCTTGTTTTTTACGTGTGCGTGTGTTTTCCAGCAATTCTATAGGAGCGTTATTTTTTGCATCCTCAATAGCTTTTAACTCCTCATTAGATAACAAGTAAGCAACACCATTTTTGTAAGCTGTTGGTGTATCTAGTGGTACTTGTACTTTTTTGCCGTTTTTATCAATTGCTTGTTTCATTTATTTACCTCCTAATTGGGAAAGCCGTACATTGTGATTGAGCCTGTTGCAGTGTTTGAATTAAAGTTGCTATCAAAACCAAACCTTATAGCGGTGATTTGTTGTGCTAAAACTCTAGCAGCTGCATCATCAACTTTTACAATATTACTAGGACTCGTAGGGTTATTAGTAAAACCTTTGTTCACTATAACAGACTGTTGAGGTAAACGAGGCTGTAACAAACGAGAAATAACAGACCAATAGGTTGTTGAGGGGTTAGATCCTAACAGATCACCAATCCATCCATAAGACAAAAGTACTCCAGGGTCATTAGTGCTGCCATAACTATTATTACCTGAATCATAGGTAATACCATTATCGGTGCTGGTTCTAAAATAAAGACCTTCACGACCTGAAGTTAATGTTACATTTATCGAAAAAAGAAAATCTCTGTATGTTAGGCCAAAAACTTCTAAGTCAGTAAAATCAACATTTGTAGCATTTGTAAAATTTTGTGTAATAAGCGTTGCTGCTGGTAAGTTTGTTAATTGGCTACCGTCAACCGCTGGCAATCTGCCAGAGCCATCAAGGGCAACAATGTCATTTGGGTCAGTGCCTACATCGGCTGTAGAAAGATAATCAAGTATTATAGCGGAGTTCCAGTTGCTAAAACCATCAGCAATAATATTGATTAACTCATATTGTCTTTCTAGTGTTCTGACATTTTGTCCGTCAATTGTTTCCGCACCATCAGCATTAATGTTAACTACATTAGCACTAGCATCAATCTTTTTAACGATAATCTCAAAACCATTTCCAGCATTGCTTGAAGTGTTCAGATTAATGTTAACATCACCGCCACTAGCATCAACCAAAAGGATTTTGTTCTGGTCACTTCCATCAACTGTATAAGGTGAGGCAGCAAAATCAATATCAACACTAGGAGTTAACAATGTGCTTTGATTGCTTGTAAGCGAATTATAACCAGCCGTTCCGTCAGAAACCAACATGTTAACGTTAAATGGTCGGCCTAAAACAGACGATGCAACGCCATCAATATTACCAACAATTGTTACTGTGTTTTCTGTGCTATCTACTTTTTTTACAGATACCTTAAAACCATCACCAGCACTTACAGGATCAAGTAGATTAACGGTAACATCTCCACCGCTAGCATCCACCAATATTACTTTATTTTGATCTGTTGCCTGTACGTTATATGGGGAATCACCAACATTAATTTGATTTGATAATTCATTCGTTGCCGTCAGTAAAAAATCATCAGTGCTTGACCAGTTGCTATTAAGCTGATCACCCCATTGATTTGCATCAACCAAGCTATTTACTAAAGGTAATTTAAAATTATAATTTGTTGTTAAGTTTGGCATGTTTTACCTTTTCTTTTTTGCTGCTGTTGATAATGCAATTGCGACCGCTTGTTTTTGTGGTTTACCCGCCTTCATTTCTTTGCGGATATTTTCCGATATTACTTTTTTAGACTTACCTTTTTTTAATGGCATAATTTACCTATGCTGTTTCTGGAATTGGTATTGGGGCTTTATGCGTTAAATACGCATCATTAAGTGCTGCGTACTGTGTTTCTGTTAACTTTTCCTGATAATATACTTTCATAACTTGACCAGCTATCATTGAAGAAAACCACATGGTTTTAAATTCTGAATATGTTTTTAAATATAACGGCCATACCATGTCACGCTCGTCTGGTTGTCCAGGATTGTATTTTTCAACGTAAGTCATGCCAGGAGGAGTAATATTATAAAATACTTGTTCACTACCACCACGATAAGAATCACCTTCATAAACATGAAGCGTCATTGATCCGATTTGTAATGTGCTATATGTAAAATTTGCCATTATGACCTTGTATATTCACCTGTTACCGCAATGTAGTTTAAAGTTCCACCAATGCCATTATGATCCAACTCAATACCAATTCTTGAACCTGGCACTTGCGCTGCTAGTGGCAAAAGCGCAAACAATAGCGTTAAATCTATTTCATAACCTGTATTAGCTGTAAAACTGTATGTCGTAGTCGTATCCGCTACGCTATTTAAAGTGTATAATTGTCCGCTAAGGTGGCTATTAATAGTCACATCAATATCAACAGCAACGCCTGTAAAAGCAGGTATAATAATCAATTGTAATGTATTGATTGAGGCAAAATCACTAGGCAAAGCAAAAGACGTGTTAAAAGTTCCGTTGCTTGCTACAGCTGCTGATCCATAAGGCGCTATACTGTTGTTAAAATCTGTAATATTATAAGACAAAACCCCTGTTGATGGTGGAGTTGCTCCTGGACTTATACCGTCTAATTTTGTTTTGTCGGCTGGCAACATTAAGCTTGCATTTGTTGTACTTCCTGCTGGTATTGTTGCGTCCGTTCCTACGTCACTTGTAACAGTGCCGTCTACAGCTGATGCTGTATAGCCAAGGTTAGCGGCATTAATAGCGTTTGCTGGGATACCATCTAGCTTAGTCTTATCGCCTGGCAATAATAAGCTTGCATTAATTGTACTTCCTGCTGGTAACGTTGCATCGGTTCCAGTGTCACTTGTTACCGTTCCATCTGTAGGAGTTGCTGTATAACCTAAATTAGTGCCACCACCACCACCGCTATCAAAAAAAGGCTTTGCATCTGTGGCCGTTACTTTTTTTAATATGCCATTTGTTTCAATTAAAAAATTATCCTCACCAACCAAACTAGATAATGGGTTTAATCGTCTTACATGATTTGGAATAGGGATTTCTGTCATTTTTAGTAACTTTTTAATAATAATAAAAATAATTGTTACGATCACCATCAACGATATTTTCCGTTGTTAAATATCCCGTGGTAGATCTGTTTACGGTCTCACGTTTTATCTTTTTATATTCGTCTGCAACACGCACATCGTATATAGCTGCACGTTGGTTATCATCTCTATAATCTCTTAATAAATCTGCTATCGTTTTATATTCTATTAGCCGTGAAGCGTTTTCTGTAAAATCATTGCTATCATTATCATTTTCAAGCGGTGGGTATTTTTTGCGATAATATAATTTAACTTCGTATTCCTTATCTGGTGTATAGAATAATTCAAAACGACCATTGCGATAAGTATAGTAACGAGGCAAACCAGTAGCATTTTGTAAAAATGCAGATTCATATTGTAATGGTGTAAGTTTTTTTAATGGATAAGGCACTTGTGATTCAATAACAGTTAAGCCGTTTGGCATGATTTCCTGTCTAAAATCAAGTGGTATTCCTTGCAATATTGGGTCACCTTGTATTGTAACAAGTGTCACTATGTTTTCTGAAAACCAAAATTCATCAACGCCATAATATTCAATGGTTGAATTTATTTGGTCGTCAATCTGAGCTGCGGAGGGGTCAATCAGATTGCCATCCGCAAGTTTATTAGCAATCAAATTACGCAGCTCAGATAACGTCGTCATATTACCCCTGATACGAAATAGTTCCGTTGAAAGTAATATTTCCGTCTGTTGCCGTAGTGCCTCCTGAAAGGATAACAGCTACAAAACCGTTCGCTTGTGCAACAAACGTTGCACCAGTAGCAATACTAGGACGCAAAACAGCCCCAGTTTGATACGTTGAATCAGCTTGAGCAAAAATGCCTGGCTCATCTGGAAAATTGAAGTCATCATCATAGATAACGCCCCAATCAAGAAAAGCCGTACCACCTAAAGCATCAGAAGCAAGCGCACTGCCATAATCAACAATTGCGCCTTTGTTAAAAGGTACTAAGCCAACAATACCGTCTGAACCGGAAGGGATAAAAGCAGTTCTAACCACTGAACGGGGCCCGATTCCTTGTGAACCTGGTACGTTTAGATAGCTATTTTCGCCTTCACCGTTTGCGTAGATATTTGGTGTAGTCATGTTTTTATCTCCTTATGAAGTATGCGCAGCGGCATAAGTTGAAATAACAGAAGAACCATAATCTTCACTATCAAATTGCATCTTTTTTACACCGTAAATCATGCGTGCTTCAATGCCTTTAATGTAGTTATAGTCTGAAAGTTCTGTCTCGAAAATCATTGGAACATTGCCACGATCATCAGCTTTACCGTCTTTAAGGTCACCACCGAATTTAGATGCGAACGCTAAAGCGTTTTTACCACAAAGAACCGCACGTTTCACAGTTGGAATAGCAGCATTGGTAACGCTGTCTACACCTGTTGCAACACGTGAACAAGGAATGATGTTAACATTAGCATATTTTCCAATTGGCTTAGTACCGTACTCGCTACCAGTCATAATTGGATTGTCTGCAATCATGCCACCAGCAAGGCCACTTAAATAGTTACCATACCATGTAATTTTACCAGACGTATCACGTTTTAAATCTGTTTCTTGTTCATAAGAAATATATAGATCAAACTCATCATCAATTGATCCAGCATACGGATATGTACGCAATAATTGCTCTAAAGCGGCATCAACTAAATCAAGTGTGAATGTATCTGCAGAGGTTAAAGCTTCGTCTGTAGGTGCGCCACCAGCACGGATTATGCGATTAGCGGTTGGTGCATTGACAGCGTTTAAACCCTGAACATATTGCTTGTCTGATCCTGAATAAACAGTTCCATCGGTAATAATTGTAGTTGAGTCAACACCAGCTAACTGATTGAAAACAGATGCATCAAGACGCGAAGCATGGAAAGCTGGCAATAATTCCCTTGCACGATCCTCAAAGTTAATCATTGAACGCACACCTTCAATTGTAGTACCGTCATTTGGTGAGCTAACTGCGTGACGGAATACATTGAATTTCATTGTGAAAGCTTGATTATCAAGTGCTTCCTCATTGCCTTGTTGCGTGCCACCTTCACCAGTACCAATACCAGTTAAAATGCCAGTGAAATTGAAAGTAACTTCATCACCAGCCATAGCGCGAGAAAGTTCATCTGCTTTTCTAATAGTTCCACGTTGAGCCATACGACCAAACGCAGTGTTTTTGTACATATCGACAAAACCAAGTTTTGCCCATAGTTTGACCGTCAACGCATTGTCGGTCGTCATTTGAGTAGTAGCCATTACAAGCTGCTCCTATAAAAAAATTAACAAAAATTTGATTGTTAATTATCCAAGTTACAGCCCGATTACAGCCCGGCGACGGCGAAGGATAATATGATAAGACACAAAGCTAATTACAGCCTAGCAAAGCGAGAACGATATGCGTCTTGTCTTAAAATATTCTCATAACAAGGGGGTTATGTCAAGTTAACCTATCCTTATTTTTTTTACATAATCATCAATTGCAGCTCTGTTTTTTTCTAGCTCTTTGAATGACATGTTTAAAATTTGTTCTGGTGTTGGCTTGCCATCTTGAGAACCTGCACTTGATCCACCTATAATAGAATCATGCTTGCGTTGATTTCTATTAATGGCTGCAATGTTTGGTTTTTGCTCTATAGGTTTTTTTTCAGCTTTTACATTTTCGCCACGATAGCCATTTTCAAAAGCTAAAAACTCTATATATTTTAAAGGGTCTTGACCTGCTCGTGCTGCACTTCCCACCACAAGATATTCTTGTTCTTTTATATGTTGCATTATTTGCATATCGGTAGCATGTGGATATTGTTTTTTTATTTTTTGGATTTCTTGGTTTATTAAATATTTTTTAGCGTTTTCGTAATCTGGATTTGACAAGCTATATTCACGTTCCATTGCATCCCATTGACGCTCTGCTTTAAGGCGTGCGGCTTGGTCTTCATATTCTTGCTGCTTTGCTTGTAATTGCTTAATTTGATATTGTGTGTATCCGTCTGGGTCAATATCTGGGTCAGGTATTTCTTCTTGTGGCTCTGTTTGTTGTGTTGTTTGCGCTATTTGACTTGCCTCTTGCATGCCTTCTAATCTGGCAATGCGTTCTCTTAGTTCCTGCGCTTCACTTTCTGCCCTTTTTCTTTCTTCTTTTTCACGCTTTAATTTATGGCGCAATCCTGCTGGTGTTTTTGGTTCTTCTTCTGTTTCTTCTTCTTCTTGCCGTTCTTGCTCTTGCTCTCCTTCTAATTGCTCTTGCTCCACTACTTCTTGTTGGTTCTCCACCTCCCCAGATGGTTCCCCTTGCTCATCGTCTGCTAAATTTAGTTCTTGTTGTGATTCTTGCAACAAATTTTCTGTTGGTGTTGTTTCTTGTTCTTGCCCTTGCTGTAGTTTTTTTAACTCCTCAAGTGCTTCCTTTTCTGTTTCGTGAATACTCATCGTTTTTAGTCTCCTTAATTTTAAAAGGGGTTGAATACTTTTCGTTTAAAACCTTTTCTACTAGATTGTTAAATTCTGTTTTCAGTTGGTCAACTGATTTTTCCATTTCTTTTATTTTTATCCGCATTTTTGCAATATTGGTCATATCACAAGATCAACCCCAGTTACGCCTCTTTGTTGTATTACAGCGTTTTCAATGTCTTTTTGTTCCGCTTCTGATAATGTTTTAAGCGTGTTGGCTCTTGTGTTATCCGCTTCACTTTCTGTTTTATCAATTTCAACAATAGTTTTTTGCGCTTTTGCCTCGTTATAAAGTGCCGCGCTTTTCTCTTTTGCAATATTTGCGAGAGCCGCTTCTTGTATAATCTGATTGCTTCTTTGTTCTTCCGCTATTTGTTCAGGTGTTGCGCCTTTAGGGGTCATAGCCTCAATCAATTTAATTTTATCTTCTTGCTTGATATTGAAATAAGGCACAATAAACGGATAAATATTTTGTCCAAGCTGTGCAACTTCACGTGCCATTGTTATCATGGTTTCTAGTGTTTGTTGTTTTTGTGTTGGTGTGCTTGGCGCTTCCTGAATATCAACGTCATATTCTTCGGCAAGTTTTTGTGATGAAATTTCATCGTAGTTAATTGCTCCATCCCGACCAATAATTTTGAACAATCTACCTTGTGAGTTTTCAGCAATAGCACGTATGAGCGTTATCATGTAACGTGCATGTTCTTTTTGATATAGTGCAATACTATCGAAATAGGTTGCTAGTGTACTCACTGTTTGATTGATCCGTTGCGCTTCTAACAATCCACTAACTTGTGAGGCTTGCGAATTTCCTAAAAACTCTTTGCTAATTCCTGTTACTTCTCCAAGTGAATCATTTGACGCATTGTAAATATTTTCGTAACCGCTTGGCAATGATGCAACGGCTTTAGGCTGTATTCTACCGCCCGATACCGCCCCATCTGCCACCCTGACAGCCGCTTTTGTGGTTGCCCATTGTTGCTCGAACCTTACTGGATCTTCAACGGCACTTTCTTCATAAATTACACCGCCTTTAGAATTGGAGGCGATAACGTAAAGCATTTCTGTTAATGATTTATTGGCGTATTTTGCTGGCTCTTTCAAAGCTGCAACCATTCCGAACCATTGATTACGTTCATAGTCATAATCTGCGGTTTTAAACTTGATTGTAAAACCTTGTTGTTCTGGGCTTTTAAATTTGTTGAGTACGGTTTCACCTGTAATAATAGCAGTATAATAAACACGCTTTTTATGTATTTGATACTCGATATCATCAATGCCAAACGCATCAAAAGCAGCGTTTAAATCTCGTTTTATTTGTGGTGTCATTACGAGATATTTTGCCAGTGGATCAAAAGAAAAATAATCGTCAATTTCGTTAGGGTCGTTTTCTTCTATACGTTTGTTTATCATGCTTTGCATGATTTGTGAAAGCTGTGCGGTTAAAACTGGGTTATCAGATTTATAAAGTGGGTTTTCTGCTCGGTAATAGGTTTCTAATGTCCAGTATTGGTAATAATATACTTCAACTAAATCTTCATCTTGTCCAGCATCGCCAATAGAAATTTTGTTGTAAGTACCGCCTTGTGGATTATAGACAAAATTACCTTGTAAGCCTTGATAAGTTTCAAAATCACCGGGATCAACTGAAGGCCACCTCATTTTAGCTTCATCACGGCTATATTTTTTGCGTCTAAATACCCACCTTGCATCTAATAAATTAGCCTCTCTTGCTTGCGGATCCCACCAAATATCACCAAAATCAATATTTTCTGCTTTTATGTCTCCGTCTGGATTTGTTTCATAAATGATATTTGTATCTATTGCGCCATAGCCACAAATAAGCATGTCTTTATCTTGTCTCGATTCTAGGTGGTCAAGATTTGCGTTAGAGCGTGCATAATCACTAATAGCGTTTAAGTATGATGAAAATTGCTCTTGTTGCTGATTGTTTGGGATTCTAGCTAAATAATTGGGCTTTCTTCTTAACTGAATCATAAAGCCCGATACGGCATCAATGTAGGGCTTTACTTTATTAAATACAACGGAATAACGTTGCCCTTTATCTGTCACTGTGGCGGTATATGCCATTCTATCACCAGCAAAAAAAGCATGGTCGTTAGCTGCTTCTGCATGTTGGTTGTTTAAATCCCCTTTTGAGATTTTTTCGTGTTTTTCCCATTGCTCTAAAAGTTTTTCATTTTTTAATAAGGGCATAGTCTACCATGTGCTAAAGTCACTTTCATCAAAGTCTTCTCTAAAAAGGTCAGCTTCTGTTTTACCGCCCTCAAGGTAAACAATACCAATTTTTGGAAATTTTGCGTTTAGATCCTTATCAAGTATTCTGGAAAAAGCGTCGATCATGTCGTCGTGCTTTCCTACTGGAAAAACTAATAATTCATCTTTTACAAAATTTTCTACTAAATTGTTTGTAGCTCCGTCAACACTATCATACATAATGCTCTTAGGCAAGTACACGCGATGATTTTCAAAGTAATGGATTAATTTTCTGATTCTATCTTCTTTTTTTACATTTCCTTTTACCTCTGTCATTGAAAAACGATAATTTTTTTCTGTCATTTGTTCTTCAATAGTGAACGCATCTGTCATCATTCCATATTGTTCAACGGCAACAACTGGTGATTTACCTGACTTTGTAAACCATTTCATATGTAGATCAAAAAGAGCTTCTATTCGTTCAGTAGGATTTAGACGATCACGCAATAGATCAAGTATGTAATAATTATTGTCTTTTGCTAGCCCTACAACCACCATTGCGGTATAGTCTGGGTCTGAATTTTTTTGTGATTTTTTTGTGTTTGCAGGGTCATATAAAATATATACGTTCATGCCCTTTGCTGTAAATTTCCTAGATAAATTATTGTAATATTTAATATCATGGCGTTTAAACTCACCACCTCCCTGTGCGCTAGGTCTTTGCAAGTATTGACCAACGAATCCTTGCATGCCTAATTCTGTTAATTTTTGGTCAAGTTCATCCTCGCCAAGTCGTTCTTCATGTAAATATGTATCTTGCTCGCATATCCACTTTTTTTTATTAACTTCTATGATTGTTCTTTTTTCAAAATATGCAGGTAATATTAATTGTTCCCAATTCCCCTTTTCCATCAAGTGGCCTGCAACATCATTTTCATGCACACGTTGCATCACAATTAATGCTCTTGAGGTTTTTGGGTCGTTTTCACGTGTTAAAAAAGTTTGATCCAGCCATGCGTTTGTCGTTGCTCTTATTGTTTCGCTTATTGCTTCATCTGGCTTATTTAAATCGTCACCTATGAGAAAATCACCGCCTTCACCAGTTACGGAACCACCTACGGACGTTGCTTTTCTGTGGCCTCTTTTGGTAGTTTGGAATTTGCGTTTTTCGTTTTGGTCGGATGCAAGTATCGTTTCAGGAAAGCAATTTTTATACCATTCACTTTCAACTATCAAACGAGTGTCAACACTGTGTTTTATTGATAAATCGTAACCGTATGAGCCTGTTATAATTTGTGCCGAGGGATTTTGACCAAGTAGCCATGCAGGCCACGCAACTGAAACCGCGATAGATTTTAAACAACGTGGTGGCATATTAACTATTAAACGCCTTATTTCGCCTCGCTCCATAGCTTGCAGATATTCAATTAAGCATTCAATGTGCCAGTTGTGAGAATAATCATGCGCTGGATCTACCGTATGAAAACACTGTTGCGTAAATGCAACTTGGTCACTTCTTAACAATGCTATTAGTTCTTCATTAGATAGCATAATTGTTGCTTTTTTAGGTTTAACGTAAGTTTTTTAAAATGATATTATATATAAAAATTTATTGAAAGGTGTATGTTATGAATCCTCATAAATTAGAACTTTTAAAACGCATTGTTAAAACTTTTTTATTCAGTATGTCATTAATTGTTGTTGCCGTTAGTTTAGGCTCACCAGTTGGTGTTATTGTTTTATTTTTTTATGCTTATTTGATTTTATTTCGACCTGATGAAATTCAATATTTATTCAACAAGGTAACAACGACACCTTGGAGTTTATTTTTATTGATAGATAAGATTAAAAAACTTGTTATATTTTGGAAATAAAATCCTCAAAATGTTCGTATGTTTTTTTCCATATTGTCTCTATAGTTTCGTAGGTTTTTTCGTCTACCTCAATACGGCCTTTTATATATGATCTAAAAACTTCATCATAAAGGCAATCAATAGCCCCTTTCATTTGATTTGCTATAAGCATGTTTCTTGCAGTTTCGCCGTCATATGTTTCAAAAGTTACTTTGTTTTTAGTCATTTGTTTCCGCATTTGCTAATATTATGTCATTACATTTGACGCATAAATTTTTGTAATATTGCGCCTTACTTTTTGTATCAATGTACGAATAAGAACATCCCGACAAGTATAATATTAAAATGAAAATTATTGTATTTTGGGGTGGCAACCACATTTCCCCCTCATTTCTGGGTAGCATTC